CCCATCCCTGAAAGTGATCCAGCACCTCAACAGGTGCCTCTCAAGCCCGTTCTCATGGCTCGCTGCCCTCACAAGAAGGTGAGCGACGACGACTGGCTCATCATCCGCTCCCTCATCGAAGCTGGTGCCCTCGCACGCGACGTCGCCAAGCAATTCAACATCGCCAAGGGCACCATCCACGAACGATCTTCCGACGAACGCTGGGCCACTCCCACAAGGGTGGCAAATGCTCTTGCCCGTGGCGACCAAGATACATCTGATCCCGCTGCCGCCGTAGCTGCCCTCTGGGCCTCCCGAAAAGAGGGACAACGCGAAGCCCTTTACCAAGGGACCAACAAGGCCCTCCAACGCTTCTTCGCCCTCGCTCCCGTCCCGCAAACTTTCGCCGAAGCCGCCGCCGCTGAGAAATTGCTCTCCAAAGCCATCGATCCTGAAGGCTCCGCCGCCTCACAATCCAACGTGTCAATCCAACTTCTCGCCACTCAGGGGTTCCAACCTCGCAGGACCATCGACATCTAAGCCTCTGGCTTTAGCCCGGCTAAATCCAGCCCGCTCCCAACACCCATCGTCATCCTCAACCCACACTCAAAAGGGGGCTCAATCACCCCAAACCTACCGTTTTGCCTTCCCCGCGTGGTGAATTCTTTATCCTCAACACGCTCGACAAGCCGCTCTGCGGAGGATTATAAAGGTTAGAAGGCTGACAGGGTCAAGGACTAAGTAACTTGGGTAGTTTACTAAGGATTAGGATGATGCTTAGTATGAGTGAGTTACGCGTGAAATGAATTAGATCCAACGACGACACAACGACGACGAAGGAGGGTTGTACGTACTATAGAGACGAGACGCGAAGCGTCCCCGACGCAGGTAATAAAGACGCAAAACCCCCCTCCAATGCCTCCCCAGACGATTGAAGGATGGAAAAAGGAGGGGCTGAAATGGATGGAATGAGGAGAGGATGTGAATCCCTCCCCTAGAGACACCACCACGTTGAATGGTGATGTCCTACGGGGAAGGCTCAGACCTCGCTCACGGGGCGGAGGTGGAGCTCAAGCTGGGCTTCCAGTGTCTCCTCCCTCTCGCGGTGGGCTCGTGCGTAGATGAGGCTGAGGCAGTGGTTGACCCAGCCGTCGTCCTCGACGCTCACAGCGCCACCTCCAGCGCCATGTAGGAGACGGAGACGTGGTTGCCCTTGGTCTCGAAGGTGAAGAAGCGTTGCGGCCCCTCCTCGTCGTGCTTGGTGAGCATGATGCCGTCCTTCTCCCAGCCCTCGCGCTTGAGGTCCTTCCAGATGGAGACAGCGGCGTCTCTGGTCATGTGCTTGGCGATGCCCTTGCGGGCGATGTATTGCGCTACGTTGTTCATGGTCGTGTGTTCTACCCTCCACATCACCCAACGGTCGTTTGACCCTCGGGCTTCCGGGCTTGGGACCGGCATCCACAATGGATGGCTGTGTTGACGCCTCGCGGCGTTTGTCTCTTTAGCCGGGCTAAAGACTATTCTCCCTTCAGCGTTCCATGGACACCATGGGGAGTGGTGACCGGAACCTCCCGGTCTGAGGTGTTGTCGCAGCCGCCGAAGCAAGCCGCGACGAAGCAGGCAAACAGCAGGCCAAGGCCCGCGATCAAGCATTCTTTCGTGTTGTCCATACGTGTGTCTCTTTCTAGGTGCAGTGAGCTACGCTGCTGGTGTTGGCTCATGTCATAGGCTGCATCAACGTGATGCAGTGGCTACAGGCTGTAGCGTAGGCTCCTCACTGACGCTCACAGAGCCTCAGAGGGGGCCACGGGTGTCTCATCAACACCCAATCGCTACACACAGAAGAGAAGGACAGTATGGGTTCGTCGTGAAAAAAACATTAATTTTCAATAGGTTATGAAAAAACCGATGTGGAAAAATAAAAATATTTTAGCCCGGCTAAAGAGGTGGGGGCGGTAAGGAAGTGTTGACAGTGAGGGGTGGTTGAATGTAAGGGGTGGGTATGATACAACGCGGGCCGGTGATTGACGGGTGTGAGTTTCCCTTGGGGGCTGAGGAGTTGGTGTGTTTGTTGTGGATGTTTTCGTTGGGGAAGGAGAAGGGGGACGGGACGTTGATTGAGCCAGCGGATCGGTTCAGGTATTTCAAGGGGGCGGTGGATTTGGCGTTTAACTGTGAGGGGAGTATTTGCCGGGTGTTGTGGACGCCGTGGTTGGAGTTGATCGTGCGGGAAATGATCGGCGGCTGGCAGGACAAGCGGTTTCTGGGGATTGCTGGGGCGTCGTCGTCGGGCAAGAGCCACGGGGTGGCGCTTTACGGACTCATGGAGTATTGGGCGCGACCGACGGAGACGTTCTTCATTGTGATGTCGACGACGAAGGATGCGGCGCGGACGCGGATTTGGAAGAGCATCACTCAGTTGTGGGCGCAGGCGCAGAAGAAGGGGTGTCCGGGGAAGTTGATTGACTCGAACGGCTACATCAAGGGGTTGAACCAGAGCATGGGGACCGACCGAAACAGCGGGGTGTTGTTGAAACCGGCGGGGAGCGCCTCAGACGGGGCGTCGGACGAGTTACTGGGAATCAAAAACCCAAACGTAATTGTCGCGGCAGACGAGTTTAACCACTTGACCGACGGGATTTTGACAACGGCGTATGAGAACATGACTTCGAACGAGAGGTTGATGTTCGTGGGGATGGCCAACCCGGACCGGTTGACCGACCCGTTCGGGGACTTGTGCGAGCCGAAAGACGGCTGGCGCAGCGTGACGGAGAACGACGAAAGATGGACGACCAAGTATGGTGCCTGCATCCGTCTCAACGCGGAGCAATGCCCGCGCATCACCCATCCAGAGTTGTTCGGTCACATCAAGTGGATGACCGACCAAGCGTATTGTGACCGGATTGCGGAAAAGCGGGGAGGCAAGACCAGCCGGGGCTATTACCGGTTTGTGAAAGCATTCTGGTGTCCGGACGGGACGAGCAATTCGATTTACTCGGAGGTGGAGTTTTTGAATGCCGGGGCGATGGAGGAGCGGGAGCCGATCTGGGACAACACGCCGAGCACGCTGGGGTCGATTGACCCGGCGCATAGCCGTGGAGGGGACCGGAGTCAGGCGTTGATCGGGAAGCTGGGAAAGGTGGACGGACGGGATCACCTGCACCTGTGCTGCTACCAGACCATCGAGGACGACGTCCTGAACAAGGCGGTGGCGCTGACGCACCAGACGGTGAGGGGCTGGAAGAAGCTTTGCGAGGATTGGGACGTTAAGCCGACGCGGGCCATCATGGACAACACCGGGGCGGGCACGCCGTTCGGGCACGTCGTGGACATGGAGTGGTCGTCGGCGGTGCAGAAGGTGAATTTCCAAGGCAAGGCGAGCGACCGGACGATTGTCTTCCGTAACGAGGACTGCGGCTATTTCAACAAGAACAGCGAGCTGTGGATTCAGCCGAAGGAGTTCATCCGTTCGGGGCAGATCACGGGGGTGAGCAAGGCGCTCATCGCGGAGTTGATCGAGAGGGAATACCACGATAAGGAGGGGCGGACGGTGCGGGTGGAAAGCAAGGAGGAGGCGAAGAAGCGTCTCAAGCGGAGTCCGGACATGGCGGACACGTTCAACTTGTTGGTGGAGAAGGCTATCACGCTCGGTCATTTCAAAAGCGACGAAGTCAAGAAGGTGGCCAAGATGATGGACAAGGGGTGGCAGAAGTTCCACGGCAAGCGGAGTTTGGCGACGGTTTGTGGAAGAAAGATGCGCTGATCATTTTGAATGCTTGACAATCAAGCTGATTTAATGGAAAAACGCGCAACTTCCTCATCGCCCATGCAAAAATTCACACCCACTGTCGCAGGAACCCACCTTGTTGACATCACTCCCGGACGCACTGTCTATCTTTCAACGTCAGGAACCATCGCGGCGACAGTGAAGTATGCAACGGCACCCGGAGTGTTTGTCCCTTTTGCCACTCCGATCACTTTGTCCGGCCAGCAGGCAGTGGTCAATTACGGCGCACACAGTCAGATTCAAATCGACGTCACCTCCGTCACTGCGGGTGCGATTGTCATTGCCAATCCACAAACTCTTCAAGAGCGCGGACGCTGATCTTTAGCCCGGCTAAACACCTATGACCACCTCCCTCTTCCGCGAATCGGAGAAGTCGCTCGACGACTTGAAAACCCTCGACGCCGAGACGCTGGAGGAACCGAAGGAAAGGCTGGGGAGTCCGGCTGCGGCGCGGAACGGCTACGAGCTCCTGCGCGAGGCGGACAACGACAGTTCCTACAACCGCTCCTTGGTGGATGGGTTGGCGGATTACACGCCGCCGCACGACGCCGCCGAGCTGGAGAACAAGGGCCAGAGCGACCGCTTTAACATCACCACGGGTGAGGGAGCCACCATCCTCACGGAAGCCCAAGCCGCCTACGTCGACATCTACACCAC